ATGTGAAAGGCACTTCCTTTTTGCTGAACAAACCATATAGCGGTTTTATCTGCCATTCCTAAATCCCAAAAAGTATTGACCTTCATACTTTCATCGTAAGGTATTTTTGTTACTCTTCCGTCTTCATCGGCTTTGTTTAATCCTCGTGCATAGATCGACCCTATAGCGGAGGAGTCAAAGCTACACTCAAATTCTGCCTCGTATATTTCAGGAGGCATTAAAGCCTTTGCTTCATTTAATTCTAGCTCAGAGATAATTCCTGTATCACTTGCTTTAAAAGTTTCGGCATACCAATCTTCTTGATGAGAGGCATGATCGTATAACTGAAAGAACGCATTGTGTCCTTGCGGAGTTCCTATCGCAATTAAAAAGCCTTCCCTGTCTGATAAGGCAGGGCGGACAATTTCTGTCCATAATCTTGTTGGCATCTGGGCTACCTCATCTAAGATAACTCCATCCATATATAAACCACGAAGACTATCTGGTCTCTCACAGCCTAGAAGTTGTATTCTCCCTCCATTGGGTAAATCACATCTCAGTTCTGTCTCATGGTACTGCACATCTGGTAAGACACTTGTATATTCTTTCAAATAATCCCAAGCAGTTCTCTTTGCCATTTGGTAGGTTGGAGCAATATAGTAATAACGAGGTCTAGGTAGAGTGTTTTGTAAACACTTCTTTAAAACTTCATTAATACACAGTACAGTTTTGCCAAATCGTCTATGACATACAAGAACATTAAATCGTTGTAGTTTTGCATGGACATCTATTTGATGTTGTCTTGGCTTATAAGGAATAACTATCTTCATTCTTTATTGTCTAGTATATCCCTCATACTTGCCACATCGTTTCCTTTAACCTGCCCTCTTCCCATACTGTCAGAATACTGAGTTTTCTTCTGCATCATATCGACCAATTCTTTAAATGGGTCTTTAGAGGGGGATTTTGCCTTTCTTGTACTAGGTTTCTTTACCTGTTTATTCTTCATATTTAGCTCACTAGAGAGGTTTATTAAGATGTGTAGTGTGATGTTGCCATTTTGTTCTAAAAAACTCCTAGAGAGGTAGTTTAGAGTTAGAATTGGTTACTATTTTTATATGTAACAGCCTATGGGGGTGCTTAACCCTATGTTTTGGCTAGGTTGTGCTTAATGTAGGCAGTACTAAGCCCTTATATTGTGCCATTATTAGCTAACTTGTCCAGCTATTGTCCTCTTTTAGCTTATTATTAGCCCTTTTTAAGCCCTCTAAAGGCTTTTACTGTCAATGTTATAATTAAATATATATTAACCTTATAACAAGCCATTTAATACCATTACTAATTGATATCATTACTCACTATTACTATCACTTAAAGCTTATTTGGTATCTATTTGGCATTAAAAAAGCCCTATGTTTAATTATAGGGCTTGATGATAGTATTTATATATTTATGCTTTGATGTGATCTAAGTCTATTAATAAGCTTTCAATTTTTTCAGCTTGTTTTTCTGAAACTTTAATATCTTTTAGTAAACCAATTATTCTTTGTTCGTATTTTCTTTTTGCTTTTTCAAATACTATTACTAATTGTTTACCCTCTGTTGTGTCTTCAGTATAAAAATCAATTTTCATTATTACACTCCATATTTGTTTATAAGTAATGCAGTAAAGTAATAAAGACTTAATGTCAAATAAAAAAAGCCCTCTATTGATAAAGGGCTTTGTATATAGTTGTATATGTTATTGTTCTTGGTTTACTATTTCCCCTGTTGCCTCTCTAAACTTAACTTCATTAAATTTAGAATTATCTTCTTGTAAATAATCGCATAAGTCATTCATAAAAGTACCTGTAGTAATAACCCATGTAAAACCCCGTTTTAAATTTGCGGCTGTACCATTTTTTTTAATCAATTCAGCTAGTTTAATATAATCTTTTCTAGTCATTGGTTTACACTCCATTTATTATTATAAATAAAGGTATAAAGCGGTAAAGGTTTAAAGTCAATAACTATTTAATACTTTTAAATATTCTTTTTCATTATTGTAGATAATACCACCTCTTGAGAGATACTTCCCTTCTTTCTCTGCAATAGCCCAAGAGATTGCTTTTTCTTCTCTCTCTTCATCTGTCTCTGCATTTGGAAAGTAATATTCCCCTTTTTCAATAGGATATTTTTTTTTATCTATTATAACTTGGTAACCTGTACCAGCCCAATGATCTTTAACTATTATTTTCATAAGTAAAGCTATAAAGCAGTAAAGATATAAAGTCAATAGATAAAAATAAAAAAAGGCTATAATTAATATAGCCCTTAATAATTTAAGTTATGCTATAACTGTTTTTAATTCTTCTTCTTCTTCTTCTTCGTCTTCGTCTTCAAGTGTTTCTATATAATCATAGACTATTTGCTCACCTACAATATAAGCATACATATTAACCACTTTTTCACTATCTGATAAATCGGTGTAAGATTCCCCGAACATATCTTTTTCATATTCTTGGATAATTCCAATTACTTCAAAAGCATGAGAACCGAGCCACTCTTCAGCTTGAGCATATCCGATTATGTAATAATCAGTGTTAAAAGCGTGATGATGTAAATCATCTTTGTTGTCATTAATCCACTCTTTATCATGATCAGCTAACCAATCATAAAAGTATTGTTGTATTTCGTCTTGTTTATAATAGTTCATTTTACACCCCATTTTTTAATTAATATCTAACTAATACAATATATTAAAATAATGTCAATTTATTTCTTTACTTATTTATAATAAAGTGGTAATGCTTTATAAATAAACAAGGAGTGTAAAAAATGATAAAATTAACTCAAGGAGAATTACAACATATCATTCAAAAAGAGGCTCAAGGCTTTACAGTTCAATTTAATGATATGACCGATAAAGAATATCAATCAGTTATTAAACAAATTAAAGATTATAAAGAAAGCAAGGTCAGAAAAAATAATTTGTCAAACGACCCTAAATTTTTTAATTAATTAATATTAGCCCTCTTTATTTAGAGGGCTTTTTCTTTTTCACTACTTTTCTAGCTACCTCTAGCAAATCTCTCACAGCTTGCGAATAATTAGGTATATTCGGCTGTTGTCTTCTATACTCTTCAATAAAGTCGTTTAAGTCTTCATTAAATTTAACTTGTTTTGATACTTCAAATGTTTTTGTTTTAGCCATAATGATCTTATAAAGAAATAAATTTCAATTACAAGTGTTTTTTATATTGACTTTACCGCATTACTTCATTATTACTTTATTAAATAATTATGGAGTGTAAAATGAGTAAAGAATTATTTATTATTGTATTGTTTATTAATGCAATGATCTTTTTAACTGTTCAATGGGTTAATGTATGAAAACAAAAACTGACGCAATATTTAGTACAGCTTTGGCTTATGCTACTTATAAAAGTATATCTAAAAACATTGATGATAATTTATTAAAAAATATGTTTAACGATTTATGCTTATTATGTGATGAATATGGCTTTGATTATAAAAAAGAATTAAAAGAGAAGGTAAACGAAGATTAAAAAAAGTTTCCCTTACCCTAGTTGAGTAGAGTAAGGGATTGTCAATGGAGTGTAAAATCTATTGACGAATTAACTATAACACATGGAGTGTAAAGATGGAAACTGATAAGGTTATTGAATTATCAAATAAATTAACAATAGAAGACATGAAATTATTAATGACAATTTTTTCCGATAGAATATCTGTGTATATTGGACAACATGATAAAGTTTTATTTACGGGAGATTTAAGTATAGAAAATCCTGTATCTTTAAATGGTGCTAATATTCAAATTAACATGGAATATGTTGATAAAAAAAATAGTTTTTTTGAACAATATAAGGAGTATTTAAAATGATAGATCAATTATGTTTAGTTTCTACTAGTGGAGATATGTCCAGTAGAGGTATGGGAACTAAGAACACAATTTATTTGTTTCCTAATGAATACAAAAAACAAGTCGATAATTTTTTAAAAGCACAATTAAATTTTCATTTACATACTTATAATGAAAATTGGTTAAAAGGTAATTATAAAAAAACTTCAAAAATACCCTATAAAAGATATTCTGAATCATATTTTGTTTTAAAAGACTTAAATATTTTTACTTGTAAATATGATTTTAGAACATCTTGGGATTTGTCTTTATTTGATGAAGGCGAATTGCAACAATATGAACCTTATAGAGTTGAGGATAATTTTAATATTTTAAAAAATAAAGAAAAA